GCCGTCCATGTCTTTGGTCGGATTCGCCACTGTCATCGCGAGCGCAGCCGTGCTGTTGAGAATCGCGAGCAGATCATTCCCAGGCGTCGGCAGATCGATGGCGCCCGAGGCCGAATAGCTCAGCGTCCGACGCGCCCGTCCCGCAATCGGGAACTGCACGGCGAGCTGCGGATCGGGATTCGACCAATCCGAGGCAATGCCCGCGATGACGCTGCAGGTCACGGGATGCGCGAGCACCCGCGTGCCGTTCTGGCCGCGAATGACTGGAATCGTGGTCCCGCTGACATACGCGGTTGAGACACGCATGATTTCTTCGTCCACGCGGACGAGATAGCCCGCCGCAAACCCCGTAGCCGAGGCGACGACGATGGAGGTGTCCGAGGCCAAGATGGCCGAGCTGGCAGTCGTGCGAACCAATGCCATGACGTTAGCTCCACGCCCGGAGGGCAAACGAGGGAATAATGGGCGCCACGCCGACGAGCATGTCACAGCGCCGTGGGAGCTGGTCGGTCGAGGCCTGATACTGCTCGACCCACCGGAGCGAAACCCGCGCTTCCGCATCGGAGACCGTCTTCGCATTCGCGCCCGGCAGATTGTCCGGCAGGTCCACCATCGCAAACGCGAAGGCGTCGGGCTGGAACACGAGCGACTGCTTCGAGCGCGTCGCCGTCATGGTGCCGCCGATCGAACCGGTGGACCCCAGGAAGGTGATCGCCGCGTTATCCGCCGGCAGATTCGTTACCGTCTGCAACTGCCCGGTCGCAATCAGCGGCGGCGAGAAGGTCAACGTCGCCGTGGTCGACCCTGCGACATCCGCCGTCAGCGTGAACTGCTGGAGGAAGCCGGTATCGACGTAGGAGACGGGATTGACCGCATACACGCCGTCGAGCGTGAACACGTCGCCCTTGACGAGCGCGAACGTGCCCCAGCCGTCGGTGGAGAGCGTCGAGCCCGACTGCGAGCCGCCGAGCACCGCGGGTGTGGACGCGGTAAACGAGCCCGTCGTATGCGTCGGCATGTTCGGGTCGTAATACCAGTCGTCGATCCCGAGCGCCTGCTCGGCGAACTTCGACTCGCGGAACGCCTTGTCGATGACCGGCCGCGGCCCGAAGAGCGCCACGTTGGCATTCGTGATCGCCGACTGCGTGCGCGTATCGGTGACGGCGCACAACTCTTCCGGCACCCCGACCGCGCGCAAGAGCGCGACGCCGTCCGTCCAGGTGAGGTTGTTGTTGAGCGGCACGCCCGGCGCGCCGATGGAGTAGTAGACGCTCTTGTAGACTTCCGCGCCCGCTTGCACGTCCGCCTTGTTGGCGAGCGCGTAGCCGGCGGGCTTCGTGTAGCGCTTCTGCACTTCCTCGACGCGCAACGCCGAGTCCGCCGAACTCCACTCCATTCCGACCTGATACTGATGGTTGATGGAGAGCGGGACCGTCTGGTTCAGGATGCTCTGGATGATGAGCGCCTGCCCCTCGTTGACGATGAAGCGCTGTGGAATGCGGACCTGAATCGTGTCCCCGAGTTTCGAGGCCGACTTCGCCCATTCCTTGTTCCACTGCCGATCGAATTTCCCGACGAGTTTGATGCTGTTCTTCCAGAACATGGCCACGTCTTTTGTGACCCATGTGGGCGTGATAAACGTGTTCACCGTCTACCGTCCGTGTCTACGCGCGCCGACGCTTCGGACCAAACGCTTTCTCGTGGTCCGCGAGTGATGCGTCATCACCCGGCGGTTCGTCGGCCGCGTGGAGGGCTCCAGTCCGCACCGGATTCGGCGGACGAGGCACGGGAGGCGCGAGCGCGAGGGCCGATCCGGTCGAGGCGGCCGCGGGCGCAGGAGACCGTTGCGAAGCAACGAGCGTGGAGATGTAGCGGGTCATCGCGGCGACAGCTGCGGGGAATGCGGGATTGTCGGGCTCGACCAGCGATTCCTGTGTCAAAGCCGAGGCTTCCTCAGGATGCGTGGCGAGGTAATAGGCGACCTTGGGGCCGGCCTTGATGGACGCGCGTTCCAGCACCTTCGAAATGCGCGGTGCGGCCGCAATCGCGTCGTCAAAGTCGGGATGGTCTTTCAGCGCCGCCGGCATCTGATCCTGATATTTCTGAAAGTCCTCGCGCTGCGTTTTCTCGACGGCAGCTTTCGCGTCGTCAGCCCGTTCCGTCTCACGGCGCCGATCGTAGCGCCAGTCGGCGCGCGCGTCGATGAAGTCTTCGAAGGTCTTCTCTTCGTTGCCCTTCGTCGCCAGCCATACATCAAAAGCCGGGAACGTGGCAGTCGGGTGCGCGGGCGTGGCGGGTTCTGTGGGCTCTGCGCGCCGTGTCGCTGGTTCGGGCGCCGACTGGCGGGTTTTCAGCGCATCGCGCTCGGCTTCCGTCTCGCGCAGCCGCTTCGTGAGTGCCGCAATGCGCGGGACATCGTCCGGTGTGGCTTCCTGACTCTTCGCCCGATGCCGCGGCTTGAATTTGCCGGTCTCGTCGCGCTCGGTCGCGGCGGCATCGGGGTCCGCAGGCTCGGCTGGCGCCGCAGGCTTGGCACCAGGTGCGAAAGCGGCTTCGTGGTCCGCCAGCGAGGGTTCCACCTCGGTGGATGGCGCCTCCTGCTCGGCAATCGGTTGCTCGGGGGATATGGCGGTCGTATCAACGGCTTCGGGCATGTGTCACCGATGAGTATACGCGCGGTGTCAAGAGGGTGACGCTCATTTCTTTCGGCCCTTGGCTTTTGCCGCGTGTTTCTTCGCCATTGCGCGGCCTTTGGGTGTGATCTTGTTGCCGTGCATCGCCCCAATCACGTTGAGTGTGCCGTACACCGCTGAAGGATTGTTCGGATACTCGCGTTTGAGCTTTTCCTCGAGGAATTTCGGCATTTACACCCCCTGCGGTTGTCGCGCCGCGGCAGCTTCCGCCATGTCGGCCTCGTGCACGCGTCCGGCTTCCGCTTGTTCGGCCGTCGCCGCCGCACTCTGCTGTTGCTGGTCCGCCGCGTGCGCCTGATCCATCGCCTTCATGCCGACATCATGCGCACGGGCCGTCTCGGCTGCCATCTCCACACCCACGCGCGCCCGCTCTTCGAGGAACAATGCGAGCCGATCGACCTTGGCGCCGAGTTCCGCTACAGCGATCTTCGTCTCGTTGTCTGCTTGCATCTTCTCGCGCTGGAAGTCCAACTCAGCGGCCTTGATGGCCTGCTGCCCCTCTTGCTTGACGCGCTCGACCGCGCCGGGCTCTGAGGCTTTCTGCAGTTCCGACGTGAGTTGCTGAATCTGCTGGTCCGCCGCCGCCAGCTTCGCCTGCAGTTCGGGCGGTATCGGCTGCCCCTGCTCCTTCGCGGCCATCATCTGCAAAATCTTCGGATCGAGCATGACCTTCGCCCGATCCGCCATCTGCTGATGCCCCGGTCCGTCCTGGTTCTTGAAGAACAGATCGCCGAACCATGCCATGAGTTCAGGATTCTTCGTCAGCAGCTCGCCGATGATGGCGGCTTCTTGCGTCCGCCGCGAGTCGTAGTTCTTCGAGACCTTCACGATGACGTTGAACTGCGCATCTTTTGTCAGCGTGTATTTCTTCGCGTCGGGATGGCCCTCGGGCGCCGGCACGGGCTTGCCGCCCTGCATGATCATCGGCTGATGGAGCAGCACGGTCTCCGCTTCGCCTTCGCCGTTGAGAATGCGCGCGATGCGTCCCGGTCGCCCGTAGATGGGATAGAGCAGATTGTTGATGATCTGCCCTTCGTAGCGCATGGACCGCTGCAGGTTGTCGAGGTAGTGATTGCTCGACCGCTGCGACTGTTCGCGGAGCGCTTCAATCGCGCGACCGCTCTTGACGGATGGATCGACCTTGCCCAGTGAGGGATCGTGCTGGCCACTCGTCGATTGAATCGCTTCGTCGAAGAGTTGCACGGAGGTGCCGAGTGAATTAATCGGAGGTTCGCGGTTTGGCGGGACAGTCGGCGCGGGCGCTGAATGGCCTTCAAGATCGACTTGCTTATAATGCACGCGACCGAGCGTGCGCGTGTTGATGGCGTCCCACTCCGCTTCAAAACCCTCGTCCTGCCCTTCCGCCATCATAATCGGCGACAGCGCAGAGAGCCCGACGACTTCCACCCAGCGAGACACCATGTAGTTGTAGGCTCGGGCCGGTTCACGCATCGGCCGCACCATGCCCTCAACCCGCCGCTCCTCGTCGTAGGGCTGCAACTCTTCGCCGAGCACCTTCACGATCGGCAAATCCGGTCCAGGCCAATCGGTCTCTTCGAGCACGTCATCATCGCAGCCGTCGAGCTTTGCCCACTTGATCGTCTTCTCAATCACGTCGCGCGTCTCTGTGACAACAGCGCCATCGGGTAGTTCGTCTTCCCATTCCGCTGACCCATCGGCGAGTGTGCAGAGCGTGCGCGTCGTGCGCTCGGTGTAGTAGTAGTCGACGACCCGACACAGCCGCGTCTCGCCCTCCGATCGATACCATCCGGGCCGATCATCGCCGAGCGCGCGGAATTCGTCGTCCGTGTAGGTGCAGACGCGATTCTTCTGGCCGTTCCGATTCGGATACTCGGCCTTGTAGCGCGCCCACGGCAGGTCCGTGCCGACAAACGCCCACTCCGCATCCGACCCATCCGGCTGTTCGTGCGCGGGGTCCAGCGTGACGCACGACTGGTTGTACCAACGGTGGATGTAAATCTCCTGGTCGTTGGTCTTCCCCGGCACGTAGCGCGTCATCACGCCGTAATACCCGCGTCCGGCAATCGTCGAACGGTTAAACGCCCACGTGCGCGCATCCGCCGCCTTGCTCTCGCGCTGAATGCGCCGGACGAGTCCTTCGCGGAGCTGAATCTCCGTCTCATCAATCGGTCCGACGAGTTCCCCGAAGTCGTCCGCCGGCACAATCTCGATGCCCATGTCCGACTGACGCTCCTGGTTGAGCACCTGTCGCACGGGCTCACGCGTTTTGTTGATCGTGAGGCACGGACGCGCCGGGACGGGAGGGAGACCATTCGCCGCGGCTTGCCCCGCGCGTGAGGTTTTGATGTCTTCGGGCCATTGGTCGCCCGCGTAGAATTGAAGGTCTTCCTTTTCGCGGCTGCGCTGGTTCTTCTCGGCCTCTTGCGCCTGGTCCCAGCGGTCGCGCGCGAGCTTTAAGAACTTCACCCGCTCGGCGGCGGACATGCGCTTCGGCGCGGCAGACTGGGCAGGTTGGGGAGGAGGCGGCGCGGGCGGAGCGAGTGGCGGGAAGGCCATCAGCGACCAGTGAGCAACCAGCGGAGACGGGCAAGGAATGGACGGGCAACAAAAACGCGCATCGTAGCCACATGTCGTTCGTGCAGATCGCGCAGCGACGTGACCCGCGCCCCATCCTTCGCTGCCGTGGGCGCGCTACAAGGCCGAGTATCCGAAGCGCAACGGGTCACGCCGATGAGCCGATCGATCTGCACGGTCTGCTGATTGAC